AAGAGTTTTCACAGTAGGAAAGGGGGACAAACCCATTTACCCCCCCCGCCCTGAGCACGACATTTTCTCTGATACGATGGATTACTTCCAGAAGTCCATTATCGACGAGGTGGGATACTGTAAAACATACCCAGCGCAACTCCTGGCTAACAGTTATAGTGCAGGAAAGAGGGCCATGTATCACAAAGCCATTGCATCCTTGAGAACAACCCCCTATCAACAGAGGGATGCTAATGTGCAAGCTTTCCTCAAGAAGGAAAAACATTGGATGACCAAGGACATCGCCCCCCGACTGATTTGCCCCCGCAGCAAGCGGTATAATATCATCCTAGGAACTCGTTTGAAATTCAACGAGAAGAAGATCATGCACGCTATCGATAGTGTGTTCGGATCCCCCACTGTGCTTTCCGGCTATGACAACTTCAAGCAAGGAAGAATCATAGCCAAGAAGTGGCAAAAGTTTGCATGCCCCGTCGCCATCGGCGTGGATGCTAGTCGCTTTGATCAACACGTGTCAGAGCAGGCGCTTAAGTGGGAACACGGGATATACAATGGAATCTTCGGTGATAGCGAATTGGCTCTTGCACTTGAACACCAGATATCCAACAACATCAAAATGTTTGTTGAGGACAAAATGCTTAGATTCAAGGTGAGAGGCCACAGAATGTCCGGTGACATTAATACCAGCATGGGAAACAAGCTCATAATGTGCGGCATGATGCACGCATACTTCAAGAAGCTGGGTGTTGAAGCCGAACTATGCAACAATGGAGACGACTGTGTCATCATTACAGACAGAGCCAATGAGAAGCTCTTTGATGGCATGTACAACCACTTCCTCCAGTATGGTTTCAACATGGTGACCGAAAAACCAGTTTACGAACTGGAACAATTGGAGTTTTGCCAGTCAAAACCGGTCTCTATTAATGGGAAATACAGAATGGTCAGAAGGCCCGACAGCATAGGCAAAGACAGCACAACTCTACTGAGCATGCTCAACCAATCCGACGTCAAAAGTTACATGTCGGCTGTGGCTCAGTGTGGTTTGGTGCTTAACGCTGGAGTACCCATACTTGAAAGTTTCTATAAATGCCTATATAGAAGCTCAGGGTACAAGAAAGTGAGTGAAGAATTCATTAAGAACGTCATTTCGTATGGAACAGATGAGAGACTACAAGGTAGACGTACCTTTGAAGACACACCTATCACCAATTATAGTAGGATGTCCTACTGGGAATCATTCGGAGTTGACCCTAAGATACAACAAATTGTCGAGCGGTACTACGACAATCTTACGGTGAGTGCCCAACTCCAGAGTGTGAAGGTGACTACTCCACATCTGCAATCAATACTACTTTCCATACCGGAAAACCAC